GTAGGTTTAGCCTTTACCGCTCGTGGAATGCCGCTGGGAAGCAGTAGAAGCCTTGTTTCCGGCCTTGGTGGTATGGGAGGATGCCCGGCCATTGGCTTCGGTTTTGACCTCTTTGGGCTCGTCGTTGTGGCCAGCAGGTTTCTCTGTCGCCTCGGCTGCGGGAGCATCGGCGATGTAGCCGCAGGTGATGAGTGCGCGGACGCGGGTGCTGAGAACAGATTCAGTCGGGATGATGTCTCCCGGCTGATACGGCTTTCCGAACAGTTTGACGGCCTTCTTGCAGAGATAGCTCATAAGCCACCTCCATTACACGCACTTGGACATATAGCAAGCCAGATCGTCGCAGGTCTTACGCATATCGGTGGACATCAGGCCCTCAACGAACTCGCTGTGAGTGCCACCTTCGCCCTCGAACTGATCGGTAGCCATATAGCTGCCGTTGCCCAGCATATCCCAAGTGAAGATATAGCCAGCAGAAGGCTCGTCGATCTGCGGGCTGTTGGTGACGTAGCACATCAGTGCGCCGTCGCTCTCGCAGATGAAGTCCATGTCATCGGGCTGACCTTCCTCGGCCTTGTTGTAGGTGGCCATCAGAACGGTGACCTCATCAAAGCCGAGGAGCTCTGCGATGACCTTCTCGTTGACGATGGCAGGGTTCGGGGTGGAGCCGCCGTACTTCACGCGCTCCAGAATGTCAGGGTGCTTCTTCAGGGCGAGGAAGGTGTCATAGCCGAGGCACAGCTTGTTCGGGGTGCGGCGGCCTTCCAGACGAATCTCGCGCTTGCGAGCGTCGAAGAATGCGATGGGGTCGAAGTTGGCATCGGTGAACTTCAGCATCTGGTTGCTGCCGGGGGTGCTGTCAACGCCGGTGAACTCGTTCTGCCACACGCCGGTCTTGAAGAACTTTTCTGCAAAGGTCAGGTCCAGATGCAGGAGCATCTGGTCGTTGATGAAGCGGACGCTGGAGCGGCGCGGGTCAATGGATGCAGGAACACCAGAGCGGGTGTAGTCCAGCGCATTGATGCTGTCGATGCCGGTGATGACCTGATCGACATCGCACTTGTAGGTGCTGTCGGTATGGCCGCGCTTTGCGGGCTGAACCTTACCGAATGCGGGCTTACGCTGAACATTGTCGCGGGCCAGATCACCCTTCAGGAACTCATAGTAGAAGCCAGTGGAGTTCTGCACCGGGCAGATGGGGAAAATCTTGGTCGCAACGTAGTCAGCGTTGTTGTTGAAGAACGCCATGCTCATGTTGGACAGGTAGCGGTTGGGCTTCCAGCCTTTAGCAATAGCTGCCATGATTGCGGCGTTGCTGTTCATGTTTCTCATGTTGTCTTACCTTCCTTTCTTGGTCAGGATGCCTTGGGCTTGTAGCCGGACTTGGTGAGCTGGACAGAGACGACAGTGCCAGCCTTGGCCGCTGCGCTCAGTGCAATGCCGACGATGAATGCACCATCGGTGGCCTTGACAGCCTTGCCAGCAGCATCCGTGGCCAGCTCGTCGCCGACTGCGATGGCCTCGCCAGCGACCCACTTGCCAATATCCTTCACCTGAACGGTCAGAGAGCCGCCAGCTTCGACGTTCTCATCGTTGGTGAACAGGGACAGGCCGATGACGTTCGCGCCAGCAGAGGGCTTTGCAAGCTTGCCAGCGGTGATTGCCAGTGCGATGCCCTGAACATCTTCGAGCTTTGCTCCGGCTTCCATGATGATGGTGGGGCTTTCGTTGATAGAGGTTCCAAAGTAGGTTGCCATAGCGTTTAACCCTCCTTTTCGCACTCAGCACGCAGGGCGGGGTCGTTCAGCAGGACCTCGTCGATGGCCTGAGCCTTGGTGACATTCTTGGACTTCATGATCTCTGCGGCCTTCGCCTCGGCGCGGGCCCATGCGTCCGGGGCTTCGCCGCCGCGCTTGCCGATTTCCTTAAACGTGCCGGAGATTTCGGCGAACTTGACGGCCTCGTCCAGCGCGGCCACATAGGTGTCGTAGGCAGTACCGCCAGCGGCCTTCATGGACTTCAGCACCGGGAACAAATCGTCTTCCTTCTTACCGATGAGGGTATACCGCTTGGCCACATCATGCAGCTCGCGGTCCTCGTAGCTCTCACGGAACTTGCGCAGGGAGTCCAGCTCGGCCTGAACGCGGGGGTCGATAGGCGCGGGGTCGGTGTTGGTCTTCAGGCCCTTGGTCACATCAGCAGTGGGAGCGGGAGTGCCACCATCTGCGGGTGCGGTGGGTGCGGGGGGATTATCAGCCGGGGGCGGGGTCTGACCTGCGGGAGTGCCGGGGGCCTCTGCTTCGCCATAACGCTTCTCGATCTCCTCATAGAAAGCGCGCTCGGCAGGGGTCATCTTGGACTTGTCGATTTTCATATCGTCTTCTCCTTTCGACTTATCGTCGTCTTTCTTGGCTGCGGTGTCCTTGGTTACGTCATCGTTCTCACAGTGACCATGCTTCTCGATCTGCTCGTTCAGGGCATCAACTGCCGCTTTAGCGAGAGCGCGGGTAGCATCATCCATGGGAACGTTCTTCAGCACGACGTTGGCGGTCTTGCCAGCGGACCACTGTTCGATGGAGTCCTTCGCAACCGAATCGAACTCCTCAAGGCTCTCCAACATCGCGGTTCGGGCGGCTGCCCCATCCAGTGCCCCATCGCCAAGGATTGAGCAGAGGGACTGGTTCAGCGCGAGGCAGACATCCCAGACCTCATCGCAGACCCGACGTTCCTTGGCTTCGCCATAGGCTTCATCGAAACTGGCCGAGTTTTTCTGGACTTCCGCTTCCGCGCTCTCCGGCTCCTGCGCCAGACCAAACATTTTTGCCAAGCTGGAGGAAAGCCGCTTGAAGAATCCAGCACCGTCGGAGTTGGGGTCCTCAGTGCCGGGTTCGGCAGCGGCTTCGTCTCTGCGCTTGTACAGTCTGATATGGGCATCGGGGTTCGCGCCCTCATCTACAAAGTCAACGGATGTGACCTTGAGATGCTTTAACTTTGTTGCCACGTTCTTCCTCCTTTCTTCGGGGTTGATATAATTACAGCCGGGTGCGGATGCACTCGGCTGAATTACCGTGATTAGATTTCGACGCGCTCAGCCTCTCCACCAATGGAGAACATACTGTACTCGCCGTTCTTGACCTTCTCCCAGACATCCGGGTCGGTGACATGGAATCCAATCCACCAGCCGACAGGGAGCGTTCCGGGAGGGATGCCAATGGCTTCCTGCTTCTCCTCGGTGAAGACCACGCTTTCGATGAGGACGGCAACATCGCCTTTTTCGTGCATCTCCCCGCCTTCGCGGTACAGCTCCACAAAATTGTAGGCAGCCGACTCAAGGTCTTCGGGGTCGATCATGTCGTTCTGCCAGTCCTCGATCTGCTCGCCGTCAACGCGGATGGCAACGCTTGCCCAGCCAAAGGCGAGTCTGCGCTCGTCATCCATTTTTGCAATGGTGAGCCTCCGCTTCTCTACGCCGGCCGAGGGCGTGGGAGGTGGAGATGCGGGGGTAATCATATCTTTGAACGAGATCATCTGGTTCCTTTCTGCCGACTGTCAGGCGTACCTGAAGACCGGCGATTCAATGTACTCCACGGCGCAGGCGCAGCGCGGGTGTGCTGGTGGGAGCAGCCTTTGTTCTGGGAACAGGAGCTTTCCGGCATAAGCGAACGAGTCGTCCATGCCGATTTCCGTTCCATCGAGAGCAGCGCACATATCGCAGACAGCATCATCGCCAGATGTACGCCAGACCTTGAGCATGGGGCCGAGCAGCCCTTCAGCCTGTGCCTGACGGATGCCTTCATCGGCTCCTTGGTTATAGGCGGTGGCAAGCTCAGTCTGCGCGATGGTCATGGCCCGGTATCGGTGCGATTTCTCAGCATAGCGAGAAGCCGCGGTCAACGCCTTCTTTCGAGCGGTATCGGCCTTCATGCGGGGGTGTTCCGATTTGAGGGCAGACAATACGCTGTCGTAGTATTTGACCGTAGCTGCCGACTGCGCGGCGGTCAGGCCGACGCAGGGACGAATAAGCCGCGCCAGCTCGTCAACGGTGTGGCTTTCGACCACCTTGTTGGCGAGCAGTGCGCGGATGGCTTCTTTCTGCTGTTCAGAGCATCGGGTGACGAACTGTGCGCTGCGGCTGTTTATCCAATTTGCCACGCCGGGGTTTTGGGTCTCAAAATGGAATGAGGAGAGCCTTCCGATGATGGGCTGGGCTTGCGCTCCTGCGCTGAGGGCTTTGCTCCAGACGGAGGCGAACCTGTCCGCGATGAAGATGGAGTAGTCCTGTGCGAACTCATCGTACAGGGCTTCCGTGAAGTCACCGGCAACGATGGCATCTCTGATCTCGCGGTAGGTAAGTGCAGCTTTCTGGTCATCCCACAGGCTGCACAGCAGCTCGATAGGTTCATCCTGCTCATCATGCAGATACCTCTCAAGCCGCTGGAGCACGATGTTCTTGGGTCTCGCCTTTGCCACTCTGCCGGGGTGAGGAACATTCACCAGCATGGTCATTCCCTCCCAAGACGCTTCCGGGCTGCGCTCACACGGCTGCCGTTATCTTCAAAGCCTTCTTCTCCATCGTGGCCCTTCCCTGCTGCGGTTTCAGGTTCAGGCGGCTCGTTGCCCTGCTGCTGGGCGGCTCTCCGAGCTTCCATCGGAACGGTATCCGTGGTGCGCTTGGGGAGCTTTCCGAGCTGACGAACGTAATCCTCAAGAGATTCATCCGGGATAATAACGCCGATGCTGGTCATGTCCTTGATGAACGTGGCCACGGTTGCGAGGTCAACATCCTCGATGTCGCCGTGGGTCAGCCGGGGGTAATCGGTCACTCCGGCAAAGTGGTCGCCGTTGATGTCGATGAGAGCCGGGATGCCTTGGCTGTTGAAGGTCTGGCAGATGATGTCGAGGAACGCGCATATCGCCATGGAGAAAAGGTTGGTCTTGTCGCTGGAAAGAGCGAACGAGCCAACGCTTTCGTGGCCGAGCTGGATGAAGTCGGCAAGAACGGTCTGGCTTATCTTGGTGTCATACCGCGCGATAATGGAGTTGGTGTCGAACTGCCGGGAGCCGCCGGTGCTGGTCAGCTCGAACGTATAGCCGAATGGCAGGACCAGACCTTCCGTAGAATCGCGGCGGATGTTTTTGACCATGGCTTCCAGCCCGGCGCGGATGGCGTTCATGTCCTCGTCATCCTTGTCCCAGATGTCCATGCCTTCAGGTGTGGTGATGACCGGCAGACCGGCGAGGTCGCGCTCGATGCCGATGCCCTCGATTTCCTGTATGCGGCGTTTGAAATACCATGAGCGGTACGCCGTGCGCAGGATGGAGCGGCCTTCGGGGTTGTCCTTGCGGCTCCGGGTGCGGAACAGCATGGCCTTGTTCATGGGAATCGTGATAAGGCCAAAATCGGGAGGCGGCATCTGCGTCATCCCGATAAGGTTGTCCTGATCGTCATACTCCCACTGGTACAGGGTCTCCTGAGAGCGGATGGGGAGTTTCATCCAGCCAATCAGCCCATCGTCATACTTGCTGGACGTTCGGTTGTCCTTGGTGCGGCCCATTCTGCGCTTATACACGATTTCGTGGAAGCTCCAGCCGTAGGTCAGGAAGGACAGAATCTCGGATATGGTGTCAATCCATGTCTGCTGCATATCGTCCATGCAGCTCTTAACGAACTCTGCGGCCTCCCGGTCATTTGCCGTGCTTCCACCGGGCTCGACATTCCAGCTCGCCTGACGCACAAGCATCTCGATGGCGAACAGAATGGCTCCGATGGTCTCATCGTTGTTCGACATCTCGGTGAAAACTTCTGCTCCCTTCCTGCCTCTCAGTTCGGAAAGAAACTCCTCGTAGAAGATTCCGCCGTACCTGCGCTGTCCGACGCGACCGATTTCCTTTGAATCGTTGCTCATAGCCGCTCACCTCCTATCTTTCATTACTTGTTCCAGTAGCTATCCTTCGACAGCCCGGTGCTTGCCGGGCGGCTGACGGAGTAGCCGTTTTCGATCTCTGCAAAGGCAGAGGAGCTTGCATCGACCATATCCTTGAACTTGGACTCAGGGAACGATTCAAGCTCGGTGAAGTACATCTCGTTCCAGTCGGCCAGCAGGACATCAACATTGCCGTGCTGCCACTGGGCTGCAAACGGCTCGGCGCGTGTTTCCTTACTGCCGGACTCGGCGATGGTCTTAACGACAAACCCGGCCAGCATTTTGACGAAGGACTGAGCCTGTGCCTTACCTGCTTGGCCGGGGTCTTTGGGCAGTCGTTCGACGACCCGCTTATACTTCTTCTTGTCAATTTGGGCTGTCTGCTTGATGTGAGTGCGCACATCGTCCGCAGACAGGCGTTGGTTCGTGACGTTGGCGACAATGTACCGGCCATTGCGCCGCTTGCCGATAAGGACGCTGGCAGTGTATGCCGGGTCGCCGTTCTCGTCCTCAGAGGTGGCGGCCAAGTCCCAGCCACGCGCCCATGTGATGACATCATTGGGCAGCTCATCAAGAAGCGTGACCTGACTGCGCTTGAAGAACATACCGGCGGCGGGCTTGATCTTCCAGTTGCCGTTGAGCAGACGCTCTCGTTCGACCTCAAGCAACGCATTCAGGTTGGCGATGTATCCGGGGTCACTCTCCATCAGCACCTTGTTGTCCTGAAGGCGAGAAGCGATGAACGTGACGCTCTTGCACTGCTCGATGGGAATGTCATGCTCCTCGGCCAGTTTTTCAGCGGTATCTGCGAAGTAGATGGTGTCGTTGAGGACACACATATACCGCACGAGGCCGCTGCGCTCAGGAATCGGGTAGCCGGTCTCTTGGTCAATCCACCAAGAGATGAAGTCGGCCACCCAGCTATCAGCATCAGGGTTGCAGGTGGCACGGACATAGGGCCGGATGCCGCAGGTGGTACGGTTTCGGGACAGCATATACAGGAACTGTTTGCGGGTGAAATGGGTCAGCTCGTCAAAGCCAAGGTAACAGATTTCTGTACCCTGCCAACTGCTAAGGTCATCGTCGCAACTGATGTGGGCGAAGTTCAGTCTCCCTCCCCCGCCGAATGTCCAGTGCAGTTTCGGGGTCTTGCCGGGGACGGCATCTGGAACGAGGTCATAGATTTTATGGCTCGCGTCCCACAGGCCGCCCTCAGCCGTAATCTGGTTGTAGTTGTGGCGGAAGATAACGCCGCCCCAGCCTTTCACATTGCGGTTCCGTAGCCCCTCCAGCAGAAGCGCATAGGTTTTACCACCACCGGCGGCTCCACCGTATATCACGATGTCTGCTTTCGAGGCCATGAACGCGGTCTGCGGTCCGGCCTGTGGCGAGAGCGTTTTTTCGGTACGCTTGTCGCGGCCATTGTCGGGGATGCAGATGGGAGGATATTCGACCTCGAATACCGTATCATCGCCAGCTCCGACGGCTCCGCCGAAGTCTCCAGTCAATTCTCCGAGAAGCCTGATGGCTCCAGTGTCGCCTTCGAGCAACGCCTTCTGCATGAGCCGGACAACGATGGCAGCGTTGTAGTTCTGGTCTTCCGACTGAACTCCAAAGTTCTTGAGGTTCTGCTTGTTGATCTCGCCGACGACAGGCATCTCCATGAGCATCTTTGCCATCTGCTTCATGTTCTTCTTTGCCCGCCGCGCCTCGCCAGAAGCTATGCCGCCCTTTCGACCGTTCTCGCTGGCCTGTTCAGACGTAGGCACTATCAGGTTGCTCGGATTTGACACATCTATCTCACCCCTATTCTCCGGCAGCAATAGAAAAAGCCGAGGCGGTCAAGCCCCGGCTTATCAGCGGTTACTTCTTGTACTTTTCGTAGGTTTCAGGTGTCCATTCGGTTCCGCCGTTGGTCGGGTCAACCGGCCCTCGGTCTGATTGGAACTTCTGAAGGCGGCGTTCATCGTTCGGCTTCATGTACCCTTGGCTGCGCTGATGGTTGTACCA